GACTTTGCGCTGACCGGATCATTCATGCTGGTGCTGGTATCGTTGCTGATCAACACGCGCCCTTCGAGTTCTGGCATGTTCGCGAAGCTGAGTTCGAACGCCCACTCTAGCGCTTGCCGCAACTTAAGTGGCGCCTCGGGCCCCAAGGTCTTGAGCGCGTTCCAGAACGCGAACGGGAACTGCTTAGACTTACGCACCCGCTCCGGATCCATCACATCAGCGCAGACCCGATCCAAGTCTTCGCGGTTGCTGAGCACGCCGTGCTTGGCCAAGTTGTTGAGGTTGCGCAGCAACGCCATGTACGGCATCTGCTTGTACATCGCACGCCATGTCGCCTCGGTGCTCGGCATCTGCGCGGTCACGACTTCCCACGGCAAGCGGAACTGCTCGACCAAGCGCGCTAGGCTCTCCACGTCCGGCTGCGGAGCATGCGCACCGGCCTTAAACAGCTCGTAGCCCAGTAGCTGAGGCGCGCTAATCGTATCGGTGCCCACGTCTAGCGTACCCTTGACCGCGTACTGCGCGATCTGGTTGGCCTTGCCCCACAGCTTGGGACGCGCGATGCGGTACATATCACGCAGCGACAGGTCCTGCTTCTCGGAGCCGTACTTGATGACGTGGTACTCCGAGATTGTGGCGAGCCAGCGCCCAACCGCCTTGTTGACCAGACGGCCGTTACCGCGCAGCTTCGAATGCCGGATGAGCGACACGAAGTCCTGCAGGTCACCCGGTGTTTGAATCACGTGAGGGAAGAGACGGCGGAAGAGCTCCTTCGCCTGCTCGGTACCGGTGCTCAATACGACCAGCGCGGTAATCGGCGCGGTACGCATCAAGCCCTTATTACGCGCGTAGAGGATCGCCTGCGCCAGGAACTGCGGGTCGTCCCGCGTCATCTTGGCGAACAGATTGATCGCTTGCTGTGACAGCTCGCGCGCCGAGGCGTAAAACGTGGGTTCGAACGTACCGGTTGTCAGTACGCGTACCACCGCCTCATAGTCATCGCGTACGAATGTAGGCGCGCCCTCATAGTTGGTCGCGACCGCCACATCGTAAGCAGACCCGGTCTTCCCAAACAGGTTCTGCAGCTTCTTCTGGCTCACACAACTAACCCTCCCAACCCGAATCACAAAGGCGCCGAACCTACCCAGGTACGAGAGCGTATCGGTGACGTATCGGACCCGGCGGGCGGGTCCCCGACCGCTCTCTTGTTGTCCGTGGGCCTGGGTAGGCCCGACGCTACTGCCCCGAAGGGCGTCGCAAACGAAAAGCGCTGATGTACGAGTCGTTCTACCGTTAAACTATCGACACCGAAGTGCCGAGTGGGAGTCGAACCCACATTCACCGCTTAAAAGGCGAAGTAACACCAACTACAGTTCGCGACGCCCAGTGGAGCGAGCAAGGAAGCGACAACGCTATTTTAACGTGTTAACCGCTACACCATCGGCCGAAGCCGAGCGGGATTCGAACCCGCGACTTTCGTTCCCGAAACGAAGTAACGCCGTCAGTCAGCTCGCCCCACCCTTTGCATCTCACATTTATAGTATAGCACGCATATGCGGAAAAGTCAAGCCCCTCTCCAGGCATTTCTGCGGACCGTAGAATCTTGCCCTGAATTGGACGTCGGCAGCAGCACGCGGTCAAAGTCTAGATTCCTACGTGCTTCGCCCCAGGTCGGACCGATCTCGATCTCGGGCTCAAAGACGAGCAAGGTATCGCCGACCATAACCGGCTTCTCCTCACTGATCATAATCCTCTTGATCAGCTTATACGCCTCCCGCTGCTTCTCCTCGGGCGCACGCACCTTAGCCCCCAAGGCGTCGTGGACCAACAGTAGCACGCGACCGCAATCCCTCCCCACAAGTTCCTCGTGCACCTTCTTAGCGGCACCCATAGTGAGATCCGAGGCCTTACCCTGGATCGGCGCGTTGAGGGCAAAGCGCCCATATTCCGCCAGATCCTGCTGCGAGGTCACCTTATGTATACGCCGGCGCCTACCTGTAGCTCCCTCTACCCAGCCGCGCGTCCACATGTAGTGCTGTTGCAAGCGTCGCCAAGCCCCGAGGCGCGGATAGCGCGCCTCCAGGCGGTCGATAAATAGCTGCGCCTCGCGTACTTCGCAGTTCATACCGTTCGTGGCGTCCGCCATACTCTTCGCCCCGCGTCCGTAGAGCCAGCCGAACTCGATGAACTTAGCCTGGAAGCGTAGCCGTTTCTTGATACGATCGTAGATATCTTCGGTATCGTGTACCGGATCTTTGACCATATCGAGTACTACCTCATGCAGGATACTGACGCGTTCCGCGATAGCAATGAGCGCCGCTCGGTCGTCTGCGGCGCGCGCCTGCTCTACCGTCGCCACCAGTTCCTTGAACACGTCACTAGCGAGCTGCCAGTGAATATCGCCGACCAGGTCTTTGGCAAGCTGCTCGTCGCGGCTATACCAGCAAGCGACACGCATCTCCAGGTTCTTGTAATCGGCCTCAAACCAGACATAGTCCGCCCCTGGCCGGAAGAACTGCTTGACCGAGAAGCCGCGCGGGATATTCTGCAGGTTAGGATTACTGCTGCTCAAACGGCTTACCGATCCGTGAAGCTTATAGTCGGTATGAATATGGTCCTGGTCGTCGAGCTTCTCCAGCATGCCTTTGAGATACGTAGTGTAAAAGCGCTGCATCTCGCGGTACGAGACGAGCGGGTTAAGCACGGCGAGTACCGCATCTCGATCTTCCCGCGCCAGAGCCATGTTCTGTAGCGTACGCAGCGCCTCCATATTGGAGGTAACCTTCTTGCTGGTCTTGTCCTTCTGTACCTCGAGCCCCATCTCGTTATACAGGAGACGTATGGTCTGCTTTGGGCTTGTAAGACTGTAGCGCGCGTCAATCCAGTCAGTCGTGTACGGAAAGGCATAGAACTCCGCCTTAAGCGCTAGCTCCGCCAGCTGGGTCTCAGTCTTCCCCTTCTCCACGATCATCGCCTCTTTGTCTAGCCGTACGCCGTGAAACGTAATGTCGGCCAGAAAGTTCGACGCAGGGATAAGGGTATTGCGGTAGAAGTCCCACGGCGTCGGGTACAGCTCACCGTTTGGCAGTCGTGCTATTCCCGGTGGCTCCGCTTGCACCAACGGCTTAAGGGTATGGTAGAGCCGCAGCGTATAACAACAATCGTAGGCGTGATACTTGTTGCGTATCTCCACAGGCACCAGACTAAACATGTCCTTCTTGGTCTTGACGTACTCGTGTATCTCCTCATTCCAAACCGGCGCGTTACAGTAGCGTCCCGCCAAGCCCTTTAGGTCGTGGTAGCCACCGCCACCGCCAGTGCCGCCAGCCTCGCCGCCCTCGGAGCCTGCATCGCCGCCTGATCGCTCATCAAGCGCGTAATGCAGCAGTAGAGTATCATCACCGATATGCGGTGCCTCGATCTTAAGCCATTTCCGTATATGTCGCACGTCAAAGATGCCGTTATGGTAACAGATCGAGGGCGAGCTGCCTTCTAGCAGCCGCCTAAGCGGTTTACGTACGCGCTCGTCTAGGCAAGTCTCGTAGGGTAGAATGTGTGCGTGCTCGCCGTCAACACTAAAGCCGATCTCAAGCAACTGGTCCTTCTTAAAGTCGAGGCCGTCTGTCTCAATGTCGCACGCAACCGGACCTGTTGCGGCGAGCAACTTCTCAACGAGGCGTACCGCCGCCACAGGATCATCGTAGCGCGTAAAGCTGGGCTCAGGCCGATCGTTCCGCAGCGTGGAGGGGGAAAGGGGCTGCGAGAGCAAGCTAACGGCGCGGCGGCAGGCAGCTTCGTACTCCACGTCTGCGGATCTGTTACGTAGCACATAGGCTGGGTGCGTGCAGTAGACCACGAAGCAGCTGAACTCGTCACTCCACTCCGCGCGACCCACAAGACGCAGAACACCCGTACGGCCCATAACTGCTTGCGCCGCAACGCTGCCCATCGTCACAATGACGTGCCTGTTCGGCATCGCTAGTAGTTCTTGTACTAGACGATCACGGCACGCCTGAATCGCTTTGGGTGGCGGATTCTTGTAGCCGGTGGCTTGCGGAAAGCAAAGTGTCGAGTTAGCGCAATAGATCTCTTTGCGCTCCACGCCCAGCTCGCGGAACACTTTGTCGAGCTCGCGGCCACTGGCACCTACGAACGGTAGTCCACGCCGTGCCTCTTCAGGTCCTGGGGCTTCGCCCACTACGATCAGACGCGCCTGGAGATTCCCGTAACCCGGTACAGGGTTAAAGCGCTGCGCGTCGTGGAGCGGACAGGAGGCGCAGTGTGTATAGTCCAGTAGGTTCATGGAAGTACCTTATGTCCATCGAGTACCATACGCACTACGCGGACGTTGTGACGTGCTAGATCTAGCGTGCTTGCGTTCAGCTTCGCGCTAAAGTAGTCCTGAGGTCGATGGTACACTGGTCCGGCAATCCAGGCGTAGTTAGTCCGGAGCCTGTCGCCGTTGAGGGCGTGGATGATCGGCTTACTGCTGTCGATCGAGCGTACCTGGTAGCGCAGTTCCGGGATAGTCATCAGAAACAGTATCTCGCGCATCTGGTCGTCAAGCCCGAGGAGGTGAATGGCGTGTATCCCACCGAACCAGCGCTGTAGACGTCGCAGCAGGTACATGCGGCCCAGGACCTGACCGGCAAACGTTGCCGCGTGCTTTGGGATGCCGATTGTAATCCTACTACTGCTGACGTAGTAGTACTCACATAGCTTGACTACATCCTCGCAACTCTGCATCCACTCGTCCGCATTGGTACCCTGCGGTACAACCATGAACGAGAGTTCAGGATGGTCACGGGCAGTCTGGCGCAGGAGCTCTCCGACTGCGGTAAGCGCTTGAAACGTTCCGGCCGCATCTCTCAATACGTCGGGCAGCACTACTTCGCGGAACCCGCCGTCGATCGCAAGCCGCAGCACCAGCCGTGGATTGAGGCTGCAGCCGATCTCGTAGGCACCGTTGTCCAGGATCACATAGTCGCCCGCGGCTGCACGCTGCTTGTAGAAGTCGAAGTAGCGCTTGTCGACCAGGCAGCGCGGTGCCAACGCTAGGTGGTAGCGCTGCTGAAAGGCCGCCAAGTGCGCTGTTGGCGGGATAGCACAGAAACTGATCATCCGTGATTAGTCCTCGTCGTGGAGCCAGCTGTACACGAACGCCAGATACGCGATCGCGTCTAGGATACTGTCCTCAAGGGCCTCCTGGTTGCTATGGTCAACCTGGACCCACTGCGCGAGCTGGCCCTTTGCGCGGTTCAACTTCAGCTGCGCGAGATCGAGCGTACGTTCGGGGGTTTCCAGAATCTTCTGGATCGGCGTGATAGCGTTGTACTGCGCTTCACGCTGTTGTACGATGAGCAACGTGAGGTCTAACGCGTTTGACACGTTGCTCATAAACCATTGGTGCCGTACTTGATCATCGGGACGCATCTGCACCTGCTCCTTAACTACTAAAACGGCTTCTCACCGCGGTCGTGGGCTGCCTGTACCTGCTCTACCTATAGTATAGAGCACCTAGCCGGAAATGTCAAGCTGTCGGGTGGAGCCGGCGAATAACTAGCTCGAGATAGCACTCAGCGTTTGCGAGCAACCCTTGCAACCGTTCGAGCGCTTGCAGGTGCGTTGCACTTGTAGCGTCATTTACTTGAACGCTTTCTCCGGCTTCCTGAATCGCGTCGAGAAACTGGTGGATAAGCCGTACGTGGATAACTATGTCTGGTCGTCGAGGATCTCCTGTATCGTGAGCAGCGCGTCGGTCAGATCCTGGTGCGTGTCGGTCGTTTTCCATATCTTCTCCTCCAAGGTCTTGCGCGCCATGACGCGGTAGATCACGGGACTGACTTTGGTACCGATGCGATGCAGGCGGCCTTCGGCCTGCTCGTTCTGAACCGGCGTAAACGAGCCCTCGGCAAAGATGGCCGCCGACACGTTCGCTAGTGCGTCAGTGCTCTCGCCAATGCTAGCGATTGTGGCCACGAGGACCGCAGGCTTGGACGTGCGTTGGAACTGCTGTAAGACTGCAGCTGGGTTCGGCATGTCGCCGGTGATGCAGTACGTCACGCGTGTGGTACGGTCTGCGATGCTATTCGCCAGATCGAAGGCATACTCCCGCAGCCAGGTAAAGACCACTACCTTCTGCGTGGTCAGGTCATCCAGTAGCTCGAGGATGGTCCGCAGTTTCGGGTCCGCCTTGTCGTGGAGCGGCCCGCGGGCCCAGTTCCCGTTGAGCACGCGACGCAGATCTACCATCGCCGACGCTGCACTGTCATGGAAGCGAATGAGGTGGCCGTCATCCCATTCGAGGCGCAGTCGGTAGCGCAGTTCACGATATTGCTTGCGCTGGCTCGCGGTCGGCTCGTAGTAGATGGGCTGGATAACCTTCGGCGGCAGATCCGGCAGCACTTGCTCCTTGGTACGATAGAACACGTACGGTGCGACTAGGTCGTGCAGTGCCGCTTCCGCCGCGGGCGACTTAATACCGCGCACGATCGTTGCCCACGGCGTTTCCTCGATGTCGCAGAACTCGCGGCAGAACCTCCAGTACGATCCAAACGCCCTTTTGTCGAGTAGCCGTAGGAGGTGCCAGAGGCTGTCGGGACGGTTCCAGATTGGCGTACCGGATAGCATGTACAGGTGCTTGTAGCGCAGCAGTTCCGCCCCGCGTGACTGCTGACCAAGTTGTTTGATGTTGTCACCGCTCGAGACGAGGCGTGGTCGGCCCTGCAAGCGGTGCGCCTCATCGACGATGACCGCATCCCAGCGGCGCGCCCAGATCTCCGGGTACTTCGCGCGGTCGCGCAGCATCTCGTGGTTGATAATGAACGTGTGTGCTGGGCGTTGTAGCAGTTCGGCGCGTTGCCCGCCAGTGCCCTCCACGACCTGCGCGCGCCGCAGCGTCCAGTCCCAGAGCGTGTCGGCCCAGTATTGCTTAACGATGTTCGGTGCTACTACTAGCAGCGTATCAGCGCCTGCAACGGCACGGGCTGCAATGACCGTCTTACCGCTGCCGACCGGCAAGCCAATAATGCCGTTCGGGCGCTGCGCTAACCACTCCAACGCCTGCCGTTGAAACGGATACAGCTGTTTACTCATCTTCGGGGAGGTACTTCTTTAGCTTCGGCTCTAGGTGCTCCGCTACGTCACTGAGCCCCAGCTGATACGTTGATATCCCAGCGCCCTGCACTGGTCCTGTAGGTGTGTCAAGATTGAGCCTCGCCTCTTCCGCGGCACGCTGCGTTCCGCTTATATGGATAGAGCGAATTAGGCCCGCATTGGTATCGTCGTTACGGCGTAGCTCATCGATGACGAGCTGTGCGGCGCCGGCCCCGTTATAGCGGTCGTAGAGCCCTACGTTGAGCTGGTCGTCCCCCTCGCTCAGGTCAACCTTCAGGACGCGGCCGTAGAGGTAGTCGAAGTGCTTCCACTGTCCGCCGTTGCTGAGTAGCTCGCGCGCCTGCTCGATCGTCATCGGCTCCGGATCGTACTGCAGGAAGCCCATACCCTGCGGGTGCGCCGCATTGTAGAGCGCGGCTAACACCGCCGCACGATCAAGGCCACGAATGTCTACAGTGTTCTGCTGCATATGCTTGCCCTTTCCGTTTAGTGCAGGATGACACCGCCCACGCGCTCAGTTTCATCTGCAGAAACGGCGTAGTCTGTGGGGTCGTGCACGCCGGCTTCGAAGAAGGCTTGCCGCCGCTCGGAACACGTACCGCAGAGGCCGCAATGCATAGTGCCGCCACCATAGCAGGACCACGTGCGATCGAACGGCACGCTGAGCGTGGAGCCGAGCGCAGCGATCTCCGCCTTGCTCATATTGACGAATGGTGCTCTGATAGTGGGAATTGGTTGTGCCCACTCGTTGCCGATCGTGAGTGCGGTATCGAGGGCTTCGACGAAGTCCTGACGGCAGTCCGGATAGATGGCGTGATCACCGGCGTGTGCACCAAAGGCCACATATTCCGCGCCTTGCCCCACGGCAACGGCATAGGCAACGCTGAGCATCATCGCATTGCGATTCGGGACCACAGTCACCTTCATGCTCTCAGCTGCGTAGTGGCCTTCGGGTACTGCTACCTTAGCGTCGGTCAGCGCTGAGCCGCGCAGTAGGCCCGTAATCGTGCGAAGATCAATGCGTGTCCAAGGCACGCTGCGGTCGTGGCATAAGTCCTCAGCATACTCGAGTTCGCGGCTGTGCCGCTGACCGTAATCGAACGACAGGCCACGGACGTTGAGTCCCGCGTCAAGCAGGGCGTATAGCAGCGTCGCGCTGTCCATCCCGCCGCTCAGGATTGCTATTGCCGTCTCCCCCGGGGTCCCGAACTGGATCGTCATGTGTTGGCTCTCCTACCGCTGCCTCACGCAGCACCACTTCGGCTTGGGGCATCTCCCCAGGCTTAGGCGCTGCCAATATGATCCACTCGCGCTTGATGCCGAGTCGGTCGCAGCCCGAGAGCAGCTGTGCGTGCCGCCGAGCCACAACAGTATCCCGCTTGAGCAAGGCACTGAGATGCGTATAGGTCATACCTGTTTCCGCAGCCAGTTCCTTTTGTGAGATACGTTTCACAGCCATGACGCCACGCAGCAGCGCAAGCGATATGCGCTCCGGCGGCTGCCTAACATCCTCCTCGTAGCTTACCATATCTTCTGCCATCACTACAACCACTCCCTGCGGCCAGCGCGTTCGTAGGCCCTTTATCAGTAGGTTAGCGTGCTCGGGGCCTACTTACCTCGGGCACGCTCCCACTACAAGAGCCCCGCCTATTCCGCTGCGGGCTCTTCGTCTTCGGATTCGTCCTCGACCTCGTCGGACTCAGACTCATCTTCGTCGGACTCTTCGTCCTCGTCGGCGTCGGCTTCTGGATCCGCACCTTCGAGGTCGTTCTCGCCGCCGACATCCTTCGCATCCGGACCTTCGACGCGTGCGGCCAGTTCGGCGCGCAGATCCTCTTCGACCAGTTTCGTGATCTCAGCTACCGCCTGCTCGATCGCGTCGTAAATGTCCGACGCTTCGCCGCTCTGAACCAGACTCTGCACGTCGTTAGCCATCAGGTTCAGTGAGGCAGCAAACGGATACAGGTTTGGGTTTTCCGTCTTGCCGACCGGCGTAGTACCGGCCACGAAATGGCGCGGTAGCTTGACGCTATCGATCGGGATGAGGCTCTTCTTGGACTTGCGCGCCGTACCGCCACTGGTCGTTCCGCCACTGCCCCTGTTCTTGCGGCTTAGCTTCGACCGAATGCGGGCGCACTCTTTGCAGCTTGCGATCTGCCAGGGGAACTCGCTCAGTGGCCGGATCGAGGGATCATCCTTATGACCAGCGACCGGCTTCTTCACCTCGTCCGGAAGCTGATCCCACAGCTTAGTGTGGCTCGGACAACGCCGGAAGCCTTGCGCCTCCAGTTCCGCCTTCTGCGCGCGCGTCTGTTCGCGAGCGCTGGCCGTCTTTTCGGTAGCGCCATTCTGACTCGGGGCGTCCAGCACTTCCGGCTGTTTCGTACGTGGCATCAGTTTTGCCCTCCTGTTGCCGTGAGCAGGCCGAACAATTCGGCCTGCTATACTACCTCTTAATTATAGCACGCAAGCACGCAATAGTCACGCCACTCTCAGCTGAAAATGCGGCCAGTTTCGTGCAGCCAGCGGATGAAACACATATGCACGTATTCGTGCACCGTAAAGCCGTTTGCCTCTGCGAGCACCGCATCGTAGTGGCATGCACGCCACTGTGCCAGAGCGTACTGCTCGACTGTGGACAGCTGCTCCTCGAGCGTCGCTGGCTTGTGCGCCTGTCTGAAGGTGGCGCGGATTTCGTCGTAGTACGCAAGTTCCTGCTGCGGGTCCATCTCACGCCTCCTCGCAAGCCAGCCGATACGCTGCCGTCTCAGCTCGCTGCCGATTTACGAACTGCACTGCGTCTTCCTGCAAGTGTCTTAGCGCCATCGAACTCAGATCGCCGGTCAGAAATCGTGTGTCCTGAGCTACGCACGCGGCGGCCAATTTCAACTGATAACCGCTTTTCCACAGGAACGCCACGCGCTCTACTGCGGCTTGCCGATCAGTCCATGCTGATCGCGCGTGTTTGGTCGGCGCGGCGCTCTGTGCCGCGACTTTCGCCGTTTTACGGCTGCGATGCTGTTTTACTTCCTGCTGCCGAATGAATGGCATGGCCTGCACTCCTGTCCATTCCGAACGGGAGGCGGTACGCGCCGCCTCCCTCATCGCCTACTCCTCATTCCGCCTTATCAATACAGATCGGTCCAAACCCACGTGCGATGCTCGCCGGATCGCTCAGCACTTGTCCGCAGCGCGCACATTGCGTTGCACCGATCGGAATAAAGTGCTCTTCGTTGCGGCGCTCGTGTGCGCGCCGCTTCGTGCAATCCTTACACATGCTCATGCGCTCGTCGTAGAACTCCTGTGCGATGTTCTTGACATCAAAGCACTTGCCGCACTGCTTCAAGCCGCGCGCTTTGAGGCTGCGCGCCTCGGCGCGTGTCACACGCTGCACGGTTTCGACTTCGTCCACGGGCTCCAGCACCGGCACTACAACGGCCGGTACTTCCGGCGCTGCTTCCACGTTCACACTCTTCTTGACAAACCGACCATGCTCATCACGTACTGCTGTTGCCGCTGACATTTCGTGCC